AAAACCTATGAGAATTTCTGAATTATATCCTGATGCTAGTGCTATAATTCGTAAATATGAATCAGTAAATCAATCAGGTAAACCACATCTTATTCCTTATTATGACAAAGATGGTGATAGATGGACAGTAGGTTTTGGTAGAACAATAATGAGTGATAAGCAAAGAAAAAAATTAGGATTAACTAAAGACGAATTAAAAGAAAAATATACTATGACACCTGAAGAAACAGAGATTGATTTTGATAATCAAATTAGATCTGCAATGAATGATGTAATAAAGTTACAAAATGAATTACCTGAAGGAGTAGAATTTACCAAAGACGAAATAGAAGGTTTACTTCCTATAGCACAAAATGTAGGTTATACTAAACTTAAAGATCAAGGTATTAATGCTTTTAAATCTTTAAGAAAAGGAGATAAAGAAAGCTTTGGTTATCATTTATTTAATCCTGAAGATGGTTTTATTAAAAGTGGTGATAACATATTAAAAGGATTAGTAGAAAGAAGAGCAATGGAAAATTCTATTTACTCAAGAAATAAAGGTGGTATGGTTATGCGTAACTACTACGACTATGAACCAAGGAGTATTTAATATGTCAGAATGTAAATGTAATAATCCAGATTGTACTGGAGAGATTTGTCTATGTATTGAACTCAACCAATGTGATTGTGATTGCCATGAAAAAGATACTGATACTGATTAGTGTTTGTTTTTTATTTACATTACAAACCTATGCACAAACTAATACAGTAACATCTACCTCATCTACTGTATCTGGTACTACATCTATAGATAGAACTCCCTCTACAGCTAGTGCTCCATCTATTATGAATAGTAATCAAGATGTCTGTAGTTTTGCAGCTAGTGTTGCAATACAGTCACAGATACTAGGTATAGCAGGTGGTACTTCAGTACGTGATATGAACTGTGAAAGACTTAAACTATCCAGATCTTTATATAGAATGGGTATGAAGGTTGGTGCAGTTGCTTTACTATGTCAAGACGAAAGAGTCTTTCAAGCAATGGAAATGGCAGGTACACCTTGTCCATACATGGGCAAAATTGGTTTAGATGCTGCAAAAGAATGGGCAGAGAATCCTGATAAAAGACCTGACTATGATAAATGGGTAAAAGAAAATGCTGTTAAAGAAGAAGAAATTGTTAATGATGAAGGTGCTCTTGGTATCTTCTCTGTTATTCTTATGTTGCTCCTTATCTAATGCACAGATGTTGCCAGAAGGTGACACAGTTACACAAGAGATAGAGACTGAGCACTTAGGTGAAGGACATATAGATACAATAACAGAAACAACTACAACTGTTGAACATAAAACAACAGGTGATATACTACATAAAGATACAGGTGTCGTAACCAGTAGGTACGAGGGAGATATGGATCAAGATTGGGGAGGGATTGGTTCAGCTAGTATGCTTAATTGTGATGCATACTTTGGTACAGGTACATGTGGTAAAGGAACGTCTACTTCACATTCAACATTTGATCAATACATAGACATAAGTGAATTTTATATATCAGATGGTGGTGCTTTAGAATGGGAACTACAAATGCATCATTCACAAGCAAACACTACAGGATATTTTCAAACAAAAGGATATAATAATAATGTTCTACAATGGGACACAGGACAGATTACATTAGAGAATAATCAAACACCTACAACATACTCAGGAACATATGATTTTGCAGGAGATTTAGATAAAGTATTTATAAGAGTGGGTGGATCTAATAATTATTTCTTTGATAATGTAGAATACACAGTTAATTACAATCATATAACTACATCAGTAGAAACATGGATAGAGATTGTTCAGCCTGGATTGATGGAAGATCAGATAACAGTAGAATTAATAGAGCAATATGATGTTGCTACACCAGAAGAACAATATCAAATGGATGAAATGATGGAAGAGTTTGATATGGTTATGACCTTTGATATGCCTACTATGGACTATCCAATGGAAGAGATAGCTATAGAGATGCCAATAGAAGTTGATACTATAGGTACTATGATGGAAGAATATAATGAAGGTACTATATCATATGAAGAAGTTATAACAGAAGTTCAAGAAATTGTACAAGAGATACAAGATATAGGTGAAGTATCAATGCCTACATTAGAAGAAGTTAAAGAGGTTGTTATAGAAGAATCAGTAGAAGTTGAACCTGTTGTAGAAGTTATAGAAGAAGTTACTGAAGAGCCTGTTAAAATTGTAGAAGAAACTAACGAAGAACCTACAAAGGAGGTTGCTGATGTTTCTGAAGACAATAATATGGAAGAAGTTAAAGAAGAGACTGAACCACAAGAGAAGGAAGTTGCGAATAAGGATATGGAAACAGAAGAAGTGGATCAGAATGAGCCAAAGAAATTAGAAGTTACTAAACAACAACAAAAGAAACAAGATAAAGCTAATCAAGTATTAGATACAATACAATCACAGTATGATCCTGTGGCACAACTAACAACCATAGCATTAGTTACTGCTCTTGGTCCTGATATACAACAGTATCAACAACAAGATATAATGCAACAGATGCAATGGTATGAAGCAGAAGAAATATATAATGATGTAATAATGTCTGATCCTTTAGGAGATTATATCTCTGTTAGATCTAACTTACAAATGGAAAGGATGATTCAGCAACAATATGAGTGAAGTAGAATATCAAGGTATTAAAGTAAAAGGTGGTAGATTATTTTTAATTTTCCCATTACTAGGAACTTTAGCTGGTGCAATATGGGCAGGATTTGAAGGCTATGCTAGATGGGTTGCTATGGAGGAAAAGATAAATGAATATGTGGCTCCTGATCTTTCTGGTTTTACTTTAAGACTAGAAGTATTAGAGGAAAGAATAGTATCATTACAAGAGAATGTTAATATAGAAACCAGTACATTAAAAGAACTAGTAGGTGCAGCACAAGATGATGCACGTACTATACGTACTGATATAAGGAATGATGTACATGAAGCACATGATCAAATAGCTAATGTAGACAAGAGATCAAGAGCTACTGAACAAGATATAAGAACTTCTCTTAGACAAACAGAGACAGATCTTAGAACTATGATTGATCATGCAAATGATAGGTTTGATTCTAAAAGGACAGCCATTGAGTCTGATGCTCAACGAAGAATAGAACTAATAGATAGTAAACTAGCAGCATTAGAAACAAAGTTAAGGGAGATGCTACAACGAGCTTTAGATAATCCTTTAGCAGGACAGTAATTAGAACCCACATTTTTTTATAAGTTCATTTACTTTCTTTTTACCTAGTATCTTTAGTGTGTCTACTATACTAGCATCTAGTCCTTCAGGTGATACATCTACTTCTTTCTCACTCTTAGCACCTCTAATACGAGACAATAATTCTAATGCTTTGATAGCACTATTAGTATGACCATTAGCTTTAGCAAACTCATACTGTTTTTCTATTTCAGTTATTACATCTACTGAAGTCTCTAACGTATTCTCTAGTTCTTCAATACGTTCTTTAATCTCTCCATTTTGTAGATTTCTATAGCCTTGATTGTAAGCAGATGAAGCAGCATATCCTGCAGTCTTTGCAGCTTCTGTTGCATTTCTATGCAGGATATAAGCCTGTGCAAACTTCTCTTGTTTATCGTTAAGTGCCATTATATTTCTTGATCACTTTCTAATCTCCATTCAATAGTACCATCCTCTTTCTTTTCAAAACGATCTGAATCTACATGAGGTGTGATCTTCCAATCGCTATCTCTGCGAGTTGTAGCATCACACTTTGCATCAACAATCTTTATATCTTCTGGAGAATCTATATCAAAATCTATGAGATCATCATAGTAAGGACCTACTTTAGTTTGGAATGTATAAGATAACATTCTTTCGCAGTTCTCTAAACTTAGATCTTTAGAGTAAGGTGCACTTTCAAATGTAGTACACTCCCCACGAAAACAAATGAGGAGCATAGCTACGTGAAATATTTCCATTATTCTGCTTGAGTAGTAGTTGGTGGTTTAGGCATAGGCAATTCAGGTGTATCGTCTTGAGAAAAATACCACCCACCAAAGGCAATTATTCCTACAACTATTCCTGCTATTATATAATTTTTCATTAGAATTTAAACCTGTCTCTTATACACATCTCCGAGCCCACGAGACGTAGA